TCTTCTCGCGTCGCTACATCCCTCCGCTGGCGCGCCGGGATTTCGCTCCGCTCGGTCAGCTCGCAATTTTGACATGTGACCCCCGGGCAGTGGATGTGCTTGATTTTGACATGTGACCCGACCGGTGTTTTGACATGTGACCCGACCGGTGTTTTGACATGTGACCCCTCTACTGAAGCCGGTCTTCCAGTTTTTGAAAATATTCCTGGTTATATACCAAATTTCCAGTTGGGCGATACGAACCTGTCGATTTATATTCCTTCTTATCTTGTGTTTCCGAGAGATTTGGTGCGGACGAATCGTGTCTTGCGTTATACAATAACGTGTTTGAGTCCTCGGGCGTATGTGCTGCTGCGCTTCCTCCGGATGAACCGCCTGGTCTAGCGGCGGCGGTGCCCGTGCCTGCCGTGTCATTGTATTTTATGACATTACCTTCCGCGTCATATAATATCGGCCGACCATATTCGTCAATCGCCGTTCCGGTCTTTTTCTTGAATTCGGTGCGGACATAATTTGGTACATAATGATGCCATGAAATAAGAAGCAAGTTGGGGTGAGTATAACGAATCATGAATTTGTTTTCCTGTAATTTATCTACGAGATACGCGATACATCCTGCGTGGTCATAATTCGCGACACCCAGGATGATTTCCGGGACGACGAACCAACAGAATTGCTGTTGACATTTTTGACGCGAGGTTAGCTTTATTTTTTCGTGGATACGTGCTAATATTTTGTTATAGGTGAAAAGTTTGTTCTTGTCCTGTTCTTTTTTCTTTTCATACAACTCATCTAAATTGATTTTTTCCACGTTTTCGATATTATCGCCGGAGAATTTGAATAAGTCGTCCATTATGTAATGCGTATATGTATTCACATCATAAAATAATGGAGTGGGTATAACGCATTTCGATATAATGACCAAAAAACATAATAAATATATATCGAGCAATATACATATAATACCCATCCTGATATCGCGATTAATGTCTGATTCAAAAATACGGCATTTGGTTATTTCATCTGGTGGGCCCGCAGGTCATATGATGTACAGTGTTCTTCGTACATTGAATTTGAAAGGAGTATGGGATATCAAAGACATTCGTACAATTTACGGTTCTTCGATCGGTTCCTTTGCCGCAATCATCATTGCGTTAAACTATGATTGGGAAACAATGGACGATTTTTTAATAAAGCGTCCATGGGAAAAGATATATACTTCGCATTCGCATTCGCATTCGCATTCGTCCGCAGGAGGTGTTACAGAAGATCCGACCGCTACAGAAAGTGGGAGCAGCCTCGGGGGTGTATCCGCAACCATTGCGGAAGCAACCAGTAAAGCCGCGTCATACGCATTTAACGCAAAACACAAATTGGATTATATCTTTAAATTATACAGCCAACATGGTATTTATGGAATGAAAGAATTCTCGGAGATGTTGCGTCCCGCGCTACAGGGTAAAGATATGAATATTGATATAACCTTACAAGAATTTTATGAAAAAACAGGTATTGACGTCCATATGATTTCCACAGAATTGAATAAATTCGTAACGGTTGATTTTAATCATAAAACGCATCCAACACAATCATTGGTAGAATCGTGTTATATGAGCTGTTGCTATCCGTTTGTATTTACACCCATATATCGTGATGGATGTTGTTATGCTGATGGCGGGATTATGAATGATTATCCACTCAACGAATGCTTACAAGATCAGAAATGCGATATTTCAGAAATACTTGGCGTGAAAATGTTATGGGAACGAAAACCGGCCAATCTCACTGAAAAATCGTCTATTTTACAGTTTATATCCACATTTTTTAATCAAATCAAAAGTAATTTATTTGAAAACCGGCCTACTATACCTATTCCGAATGAAGTTGTATGCGTATCAAAAATATTTGTGTCACAGGATTGGATGAACTGGGCGAAGGATGATAACTATCGTCGCGAATTGATGTTACGCGGTGAAACATTTGCGAATGTATTTCTCTCGTATCGCCGGAATTTTCGGAATATTCGTGTTGATGATGTGCCAACAGTGAGTGCCGGCAAACCGACGGAGGCACCAGCACCAGCACCAGCACCAGCACCAGCACCAGCACCAGCACCAGCAGCGGATGCATCCTCGCCACGGTCGCCTATTCCAATATTAGACGATTCTGAAATAATTGATATCCATAATAACGAACCGATATCACTGTCGACGAACTAGCACAATTTTATGTGCGTTTCGACCGCGCGACACGTGATGCGTTCGTTATTATGATTGTAACACTGTCTGAAGGAATTCGATAATCTTATCCTTCTCCGGCTTTGCGTCGTATTCAATCACCTCGCCGTTCTTAATGAGTTTGATAGTAGGATACCCCTCCACTTTGAACTTATCGGCCATATCCGGCTCGGACTCGCAATCCACCGTCTTAAATGTTACAGTATAACCATTGATGGGGCGTCCATTAAGCTCCTTCTCGACCTCATCAAATACCGGCTTGGCGGTCTTACAATGCGGGCACCAGTCCACCTTGAATAAATAGAGTTGTGCGTTCTTATCACCTGAACCGGCCGTATCTTCACCGTCTAGAGTCACTGATTTGCCCTGTGACTGTTGAAAGAACTTATTAAGGCCTGGAAGCATATTTGTCGAGATGACAAAGTAAAGAATACCGGTGATTGCTGCTAAAACAACTAGTGCAAAAATGATGTTTTTGGAGTTGGTGCGTAATGTTGCGCCGAGTGATGACATTACGCTAGACGCGGTCGCGGACGCAGACGCAGTCGCAGACGCAGACGCAGATTCAACCATAATATATGATATTTCTTGTATTCTTAATATATTATATTATAATGTTATGATTAATAATAGGGTTTTAAACGAAAATGACGAAAATGACGAAAATGACGAAAATGACGAAAATGATATGAAACGAAAGTCATATATATTATAACGAACGACGTCATGATTTTTCGCGATAAAAAAACGGGGGCTTTACTAAACATCCGGCGAGACGAATACGTAAACGACCGGTTGTATTTCACCGAAATAATGCGGGTCACTGGGACCACCGACGCCAGACCATTGCGTTATACACAACGATACCACGAATTACAATCGGATAACAACAATACCTAAAACGGCGATAAGCAAAATGAATCCGACAGTGATAAAGAAGTTGAATTTGAGTTCGGGGAATAAGTCGGTTTCGATAATACCCTTTGTATCGATGACGGGCATCACTGCTTGAAACAATATCGCGGCGGTGGCGACGAGTAGACCGATAACCACGAGTTTCATAACCCCGGATGAAAATGAACCGGAAGTTATAGAGAACGGACCGATGAAGAATAGAATGATTAGAAATAAGGAGGCACCTAAAAGGACACACGAATACTTCGTTTTCTCACTATATTGGACGATATAGCTCGTAGGGTCTTCTATGATACTTGCGGACATAATGGAATGGAATGGAATCGAATGGAATGGAATCGAATGGAATGGAATCGAATGGAATGGAATCGAATGGAATGGAATCGAATGGAATGTAATGTAATTATAATATTTGTATATAATAATTACGTGCGTTTATTTATTGTATTGTAATACAAGAACCGAAACTAAAAATGACGAATAGCCGTAAAAGGAAGCCGCGGTATCGTCGACAACGACACGACTCGGTGTCTGTTCGTGCGAAAATATTAAGCGGAGGCAGCGGCAGCGGCACCGGAGGCAGCGGGTCCGAGAGTTTAGTCCCGCAAATCCCGGAGATTACAAAAGGCCACCGCCGGACGAAAAAAGTGAGAGCATTTACCAAGAAGGATTTTCATAGCGGCGACGGAATGCTTACGACAGTGTGGGGGCCAAGTATGTGGCACTTCCTTCACACGATGAGTTTTAACTATCCAGTCTCACCGACACAGGACCAAAAACGGCAATATATGGAATTTATACTGAACTTAAGGAATGTTCTTCCTTGTAAATATTGCCGAATGAATTTGACGAATAATTTAGCAACACGGCCGATTCGGATGTGTCATATGGAAAGCCGCGATACTTTTTCGCGTTTTGTTTATGATCTCCATGAAACGGTGAATAAGATGCTCGGGAAGAATTCGGGGTTGTCATACTGCGATGTGCGCGAGAGATATGAACATTTCCGATCGCGTTGTACCCAGGATGCGCCGAAGGTGTTTAACTTTAAGGAGTTTTATCGGGGGAAAATGGGGACGCGGAAGAAGGATCAACACGAAAAGGGGTGTACTGAACCATTATATGGGAAGAAGGCGAAATGCGTGATTTCGATTGTTCCGCAGGATGTGAAAGTACCGACGTTTAGTGTGGATGACCAGTGTATTAAGAAAAGGGGGGATGTGGTGGGGGAGCGGAGCGCGAGCGGGAGTGAGTAAACGGAAGCGAACGAGGAGAGTGAGCGAAATTTAAAATATGAGTAGAATGTATATTGATTCGGAATAAATAATTAACATAGGTGATTCAATGCAATCTTCAGCGTTAGCAGTAGGAGGAGGCGAAGCTTGTCAGCGGAGTGGAATCTCCAGTCAACTCAAACTAGCAGATGATATACAACATATCGAACGCGTATTATTAGGTCATGGGTTACCAGATGATGATGCAAGAAAACAATTATTTAACGAATTAACCCAAATCCGAGAGTCTCTTGCTAAACCAGGTTTTTTACAGCAAATCGCAGATTCATATAAAAAACCACTTCATGATGTTAGTGAAAGGTTACTTTTACCAAGAATAAAAATAGTATTACGAGCACAACGAGAACACATGGACGAGACATTTGAAAATAATTTAAAAAAATGCCTGAACGCATTAATGTCTGCGACAAATTATTACATCAAATTATTATTTAAATCGTTTTATAATAACAGTAAAATTAGAGTTTTATTTGGTAGTGCTTGTACTATAATAGAATTACAAGTAGCATATTCTGCTTTGTGTTATATTTTAAATAATGCTACATTTGTGTTAACCGTTGGGTACATACCAGATGTAAGAACTCTTTCAGCCACATTTACAGCTGCTTATAATACGATGACTGATGTCGACATTATAGCATTTTTGACATCATATGGTTATACCCAGGAAGCAGCAGCAAGAATATATGCCACTATTGCGGCGGTATCTATCGAACAAGGCAAATTTATATTAAAAGGTATTTTCTTGAAAGGAGTCGAACGTTATGAAAATAGAGAAAATCCTCAGGCTGGTGCTCCGGCCGCAGCACCTCCTTCATTTTTACAATTTATAACTCAACCCAGCCTACTTTTTAGAAGGGTTGTCGATGCTATTCCTTTACCAAAATTACATCTTATGATTGGAGAACCTGATGCGGCAGTATCAGCAGTAGCAGTTGATGAATTTCAGAGGTTTGTGGATGTTGTCGAAGATACTGTATTACAACAATTAAGAATGGCTTTTCCAGACGATACTGATGCTGTTTTAGTTGATATACTATTTAACTTATTATTGGGTTTGGACGATGAAGACTATAATGATAGAGATAAGTTTGATATAAAACTTAGTTTTTTTATTCAAAAATTAAAAGATTGTCTTAAAGCTGAATACGGTCAAATGACCGATGCTGAATTTCGGATTCTTTGCGAACGAGAACTTCCCGGATTAAATAAAGGCTTAACAGAAGATATTATATCAAGAATTTATGGACCGCGCGAAGAAATCCCAGCGTCGCAGCAAGCCCAACCCGGCTCGCAACCTACAGACCCAGGCGAGCCATCATTCAAGACAAAAGTGTTAGAAGTCTTTAAAACAGCATCCCTGCGTGTATGGGAACATTTTACTTGTTTTTTTGGGGCTATTTCATCTGAACAAGTAGCACGTCCTAAAAGGATAGAGGTTTCGGAATTAGAACATCCGGTTTTGAAGTTAAATAATTATATTGAGCAGTTGAAAAGGGATAATCCCGATTTAGGTAAAGGACTTGATAAGTGTTTTGAAACATTCAAGAGAACAATTCACATAGAGACCACAAGCCAGGGAAAGGTATACATGACAACAGACCCAAACCCTGAAAAAGACAACGATTTTGGTGGTGCTTGCCGAGATTTATATGAAACATTTAAAAGTATTGGTGGAAAAACGAAAGAAACACTTGATACTTTTTTTGAGATGTGTTTTACAGTTGGGTATATTGTATGTAATATATCTAGTGATTTAGTGTTACCATTTCCTTTTGGTGGTAATTCTGTTGGCGCGTCAACAGCAATGGCAAACCACTATATGAATATGATTATTGGCGCGCAAGAACAAATGATTCGCCAGCAACAAGCTGCCGCCGCTGCTGCTGCTGATGCTGATGCTGGAGCTGCTGGAGGAAGAGCTGACGGAATGCATCAAGACGGTGGCAAATCCCGCAGTAAATCTCGCAAAAATACCAAACGCACCCGTCGTCACCGTAAGGGTCGTAAGTCATCCAAATCCGCCAAAAAGACCAAGCAACGTCGTTCTTCAAGATACCGTCGGTCTTCACGTAAAGGTCGCAAGTAGATTTTTCATGTCTATACAGAAAATTGGATGCTCCCGCACGATTTTTCCGGGAGAAAAATTGGATGCTCCCGCACGATTTTTCCGGGAGAAAAATTGGATGCTCCCGCACGATTTTTCCGGGAGAAAAATTGAAATCTTTTTATTGATCTCATCCAAATGGTAGTGCCTCCGCCTCTCTACCAGAATTACGATGAAATCAACTCCTGCTCGCGCCGTTCGCGCCGTTCGCGCCGTTCCCGCCGTTCCCGCTACTATGACGGAATATACTCACACACTAGGTAATGATATGTTTCGCATTTGGAATACTCACACATTAGGTAATGGTATGTTTCACATTTGGAATATTCGTTCCTCCTCCAGGTCTGCCGCCGCCGCCACCGCTATCGAGGATTTCTACATCCACGAAAATATGTCATCAACCAACCCCAAACAAAATCCTCATACACAAATCAACAAATCATTCCCACGCCACCACGCGCTCGTTTGTGCGTCGCTCGATTCCACCCGCGTTCTCATCGCGCGCCGCGACACCGGAGGAGTGTGTCGCAAACGATACACCAATGACGACGCCCGCACGACCGTGTATCAAAAGCACCACCTTGTTTCGATGTCGGGGCTGGCGGGTCTTCTTATCGCCCGCTGGACAGGTGTCACCGTCGCCCGCGCACATACCATAAAAACCGCGAAAAAACACGCGGAACTGACCGCAAAATACACCCATTCGACGCTTGCGTGCGAAATCTTGGTCGGGAATCGATACTACCGTGACTTGCCGCGTGTTCTTGCGTCGTCGTCGTCGTCGTTGTCGTCGTCGTCATCGAACATTATCGGCAATTATAATTCTACGAATTTGACACCCGCCGATGTGACCCCCGAAAGCGTGGCGGCTACCAAAACCGAGCTCCTGGAAACCTACACCGCGCAAATCGACCGGCTGCTTCACGCTGTCGCGCAATACAAGCGCGGGTTCGTCGGTCTTCAGACGATTCGCAGCGACCCTGAATTCACGCGAATGATGTGCGCATATTGGCGTTACTGTAAACAGCTTATGAAAATACACCGGAATTTCGAAGAAAACCGCGACGACGACGACTACGACGGTGATAGCGACGGCGAATGTTTCGTTGCCGCCGCCGACGAAACATTCGCCACAAGACGCTTCTTCGTTAGTGCGGATGTTTGCGCCGTGAGCGCTATGGTTCCGCAATTATACAATTACGACATCGTTCATTTATTTGACGGTGCCACTCAAGGCTACGCCAAGTTCGTGAAAATCGCCAGACATACCTTGGTGCGTCTATCCAATGACGGACTCACAGCGGCGTTTCTGTCATTTGCCGCAATCGAACCTCGGATGGTGACCGCAGAAATGGCGCCAAAACACGGAACGAAATACGTGACGACATCATTGCCCAGTTGCGCCAACCACATTCCGTCACGTGACCCCCTGTATGGAGCATTACGGGTCCTCCATCGTGCGCTCATACCTCGCACCGCGGACGCCGTGAACGCCGTGAACGCCGTGAACGCCGATATCCAGGGCATTCCGCGTTTACCCCCTTCGATACGAAATGTTCGTAACTATTCGCCACTTTACGATACATTGGAGAATATTCGCGCGGGACGGCGTCAGGGGACGACACCGATGATTTCATCGGCTACTCGGGCATATACGGAACGTCGCACCGCTGCGGCCGCAACCGAAGCAGCAGCAGAAGCGGCGGATGGATGGACTGTGGTCTGTTCGCGTCGTAAACGAAAATGAATTGAAAAAATAAATGATAATAATTGGATGCTCCGCACGCTCCGCACGCTCCGCACCATTTTTTCGTGAAATAGAAAAAATTGGATGCTCCGCACGATTTTTTCGTGAAATAGAAAAAATTGAAATGCTTTTCCACCAATATGACATATAACAGTTTCATCTTCTTACGAACGACCGATACGATACAATGAGCTACCAGAACTACCAGAGCCAGATCCAGTTCCAGAACGAAGAAGCTGCCTCTGCGGCCGCCGCCGCCGCCGCGCATTACGACAATGTCATGGCCCAAATGGACGCAATGGACGAGCGTGCTGCGGACTATCACACCAACACGGATATCCGCAACAGGTTCCGCGACCGTCTCGCGATGATTAACAACACCGACAGGTATCATACCGGCGACAATGTGGTCCAATGCCGCACGATTCAGATGTGCGACCCCGAAGACTGGATTGCGTTGTTTGGCAGCGAACAACAGGTGTATCCCTACGCACAGAGATGTATGGACTACGACCAAGATGAAACCAGGACGGTGCCCTATGCGGGCGAGTTGGAGGTCTCGCTGTTGTTGGAAGAAAACGCGACTCTGACCCCAGGCATTCATCGCGCGGTCTTCATCGTCTACGTCACCCCCCATCAGCAATTCTACGACGGGCACCTCATCGAAATGGAGTACGGAGAGGGAAGCTATCGGCAACAGACCATCAACCGCATGTTTGCGCATGCCATCGTCCAGGAATTTACCGAGTCTCGAATCCTCGCGTTTCTGGCAGACGACGCCGAGATGAATTCGCTGTTGTACGGATATTTCCTGGATGGATTCAATCCGATGCGGTTCGCTGACGCTGCCGCGAACGTCGACGCCGATGAACACCACACAAGACACGAATGCTGCAATGTTGTCAATGTGGTTTTACACGACGGTGTCGACCCGAATGCGGTTGTTCCCGAGCTTGCGGCTGTTGTCGCGATTCCACCTCCACCTCCCGTGAATAACTTTGCGGCGATTTATCGGGAGTATTACGGCGACGACGGCGACGAGGACGATGACGATGACGATGACGATGACGATGACGAGGACGACAACGACGACGATGAAAATTGGGGGGAGGATGATGCGGTCGCTTCCGTGCGGGGATAAACATCGCATTGCTCACTCGCTCCGCTCGCTCGCCTGTGTCGCTCACTCGCTCCGCTCGCTCGCCTGTGTCATAAAACCAATAAAAACTAACACTTTTTATTGGATTCTAATTCATTCTATTGGGTTTCATTCTATGGGTTTCATCATTCCATTTACATCCCAAACTGGCTAAAATCAGCCATCACAGGTCGTGGCGCATTAATGTCCTCTGATCTAGAATAATTGGGCACCTTCTTACACTCGAATGCCGGTTCGGGGCATCTGGCGCAAGCGGGACAAGGGGGGCATTGATGACCGTTGGCACCACCCGCCGCGCCCGCTGCACCTCCCTTTCCAGCCTGGTCGTTGCCACTCACGCTATTCATCCCCGGAATGCCCGCGGGGGTATTCATCGGAAATGTGCTAGGTGATAAAGCGGATACAGGCGACCCGAGTGATGACGCGCTGATACCTGCGTTGATGGTCGGGTCGTATGTTGGAGTTGCGGGGAGTTTCGTATTCGACGGGAGGTCTTTCGTTGCGATTGGCTTCAATGGGTCAGGAATATCGCTTGGCCTGGTAGTTGTAAACCCATCGCGGACGTAGTTGCCTAAACTGGACGCAAGTATTAACGCAAGTAATAAAATGAGTAAAAGATGGAGTTTCGTAAGTTGCATTGTGTTTTCGATGCGATTATATCTAATATTATATGTCTATAAAAAGTTTTTCAATAAATAATTGAATGAAAATCCATGACATGTAGTAAATTATACACAATGGCGGAACTTTCCGATACCGGCAGCGGCATCGGTAGCGGCGGCGTCGTTCTTTCCAAGAAACCCAGGCAACCACGCGAATTGAGGATTCTCTCGACATCGTATCATCCAAGTGGCACCACCGGGGCTCTCGATGCCACAGCCATGGCCCCGACGCATCGATATGAAATCGGCGTGGATGAAGCGGGACGTGGACCCCTATTTGGACGCGTTTATACAGGCGCGGTGATACTGCCTCATCCAGCGGCGGCGGCGGCGGCGGCATTCGACTTCTCGCTTCTAAAAGACAGCAAGAAATTCCATTCCGAGAAGAAAATCCGCGAAGTATCCGACCATATCAAGCAACATGCGGTCGCATGGGCGGTCGCTTATGAAGAACCCGCGGTTATTGACGCACTGAATATCCGACGCGCGACGCTTCGATGTATGCGAACCGCGATAAACGCGGTGATTAAAAACCACGGGGCCACAGTGTCACCGGCACCGGCACCGATACCGACATCCGACTACCTACTCCTCATCGACGGCAACGATTTCATTCCGATGGGGAATTTCAATCAACGGACCAGCGAAATCGAGAATTACCGACATGTATGTGTTGAAGGCGGTGATAATACGTATGCGTGTATTGCGGCGGGGTCGATTCTCGCCAAGGTCGCGCGTGATGACTATATTGAAAAACTGTGCGATGAATATCCGGTTTTGGATGAACTGTATTCACTACGTGGTAATAAGGGGTATGGAGCAAAAAAACATATGGATGGGATACGCGAACATGGGATTACACAGTGGCACAGGAGATCGTATGGAATCTGCCGGACGTTCGAATGAATGCGAACGGCCATCCTGCGACAGCTTGATCGGACGTTCGAATGAATGCGAACGGCCATAACGATTGGTGGTAAACTACATGTTGTCCATCGCATTTGAACTCCACTCGCTCCTGCCATACCCCATAAACCCGATAGGCATCGGTGTGCTTTGTTGAATCTGTCCGTATTTCATAGCATTGATCTGGATTTCATATTTTTTCAAGCGAGCATTCTCGGCCTTCAGTGCGGCATTTTCTGCCTCCAATTCAGCGACCTTGGATTGTAATACGCACAATAATTCTCCGATACTTGATGACATTGCTTTCGCAGCGGTGGCGATGATAGATGACATTACTGTACTCGATAATATACGCAATTTGTATTTCAATTTTATTATTATTATTATTATGACGAGGTCGTCGAGGTCGTCGAGGTCTTCGCCGACGTCAATTCCCGAACATGATTTCGCAATAGGTTATTTTCGATTTTCAGTGTCCTGAGTTCCGTTTCCATTTCAAGCACTTTGGCTTGATACTCTGCGAGATTGTCTTGGATATTCGAAAGCAATCCAAGCACGAACTCCGAAGTTATATTCGAGGCGGCAGCAGCAGCGGCGGCGGTGAGTTTGATGGTGGCGGACATACTCTATGGTATACAAATCATACGTCTTATCAAGTCTTATAAAATCATTCAATTTTATTTCTTCGGTATATTGTATAAGTACACCCGCCCACGTCCGTCACCACAATGGGCCGAAGAAACGGCGGCATGGTTGAATGTATATCGCACGATGCAGTATAATTATCACGCGGGTATTGTACTGGGTATCCTGGCGGTGGTTGCGTTCGGGAATTCGTTGTGCGGGTAGACTGGCCCACCGCCCTCTCTAAAACCCGAACGAAATTCTGACACATCCCGAGCGAAAACTCGACGAAAAACTTGGCGAAGACCCGAGCGGAGCAGAGCGAGTGGAGCGGAACGAGCTCCGCGAGTGACGCACAACGAACGGCGACGCGAGATCGGCGACGCGAGAAAAAATTGATATTAAATTCCAATATAAAGCAATCCCGGTGTTTCTTTATATTGTTAGACATGCGCATCCTGATTTTCGATACCGAGACTACCGGCCTCCCTCCCCGAAATACCCCGACGAATCAAACCGACAAATGGCCTCACGTGGTCCAATTGAGTTGGGTGATTTACAACGACGAAACCAAGCAGACCGAAGAAGAGAAAGATTACATTATATCGCTCGGAACACATATTCCGATTTCACCAGAATCCACCGCCATCCACGGCATTACCGGCGAGCTCTCACGCGCCAAAGGGGTCTCCATGGATGTCGCGTTGTTTGATTTCAAGCACGCCTCCAACCGATGCGGCAAAATGGTCGCACACAATATCGAGTTCGACAAAAATATGATTATGGTAGAGCTTTACCGTGCGAGGATGTTTCACACGATATTCCCCCCCGCAGAATACTGTACGATGAGACAGGGGACGCCCATTTGTAAGTTGGTGAAAGTATGGGATGACGGGTCGACTTCGTTCAAATTCCCGAAGCTAGTGGAACTTTATTACGCACTTTTCGGCAGCGACGCACCCGCCCCGGAGGGGCTCCACAATGCGAAAGTGGATGTAGAATTGTGCTTGAAGTGTTACGTCAAGATGATTGAGTAAGTGTAAATACAACTAAATATTATGATTATGATAGTGAGACCTTTTTATCTTTTTCCGTGTCACCATTTTTGATATGAAGAGTTATTGAGTCTATTCCGCTAACTTTTTTTGTAAACATCTCATTCTTAATAAGCGCAACAATGCCCTTTTTAATTTCTCTGTAATGAGGTATTTTTTCATCACAAGAAACGATAATAGCATCCGGTTCAACGAATGATTGTGAGCTGGTGGATTGAACAAACGTAACCATAACAGATTTATCCGGTTTATCTAATGTACACGCACCCATTCGTATTTCGCGCATAAATACCCTAAATGCCTCCGGTGTAATATTTGGGCCGTTATAAGAAAAATAAACAGTATATTCTTTAACAGATGCTTTTTTACCTGCACCGCCCTTTTTCATCGTATTGCATTTATTACGCTTGACTATTCGTACGCGAGATCGTTTAATATATCCCATGATGGATGAATCAGTTGTATATATATATATAATAAAATATATTCTACTTATATTTTATTTTATTTTATTCCATTTGGGCTCATTCATCACTGTCTGTATCATTTTGTTCGATACTATCAGCATTTGTCCTTCGTGATGGTTCAAGATAAATATGAACGCGTTTCATGCTGCGAAGAAACTCCGAAGAGACCATCCATTCAATTTTCGCATCATCCCCGTGTTCTTTTAATTTTTTAACACGGCATAATCCAGTCGAAGAACGGTTCGTTCTACCCGTTCTAGCAAATAACGAGGTAGATGATGATAACGACGACTTAGATTTGGGAATAGATGTTGGCCATACAGTCCATTTGGAACTACCCGTAAATTCGCCGCGGCGACCATACGGCCAAAAGTTGGATTTCATCGAAATAAGGAA